GGGTATAAGGGACTTAAAGGAGGCGCTGAAATTAGGTAAGCCAGTGGTTGTATCAGAATATTCCATGTACTCCACCAGCGCAGAGGCGAAACGGTTTGGCGATGTGATGTGCGCTAACGGCGCAGTGGGAACAGGAAACGGACGAAACGTAACTTACTGTGGTCAGAGAATAGAGGGGGAGAAAATAGAGGAGGAAAGAGATTACACTCCGATCATTGTAGGACTTACTATGGTTACCCTTTTTGCCCTTTATGACGCTGTTCTAACACTACAAGCAACTGATGATTCCTATAAGATAGGCATACACGGCTCAAAGGTTGGTATAACCTACACTGATGACAGGGTGTTAATGACTTACAGGCTTGAATTTTGAAACTAACTAAAACGAGGATGCGGTAATGGGGCGAACAGCAAGGAGTGCACACCTGTATCACAAGTGTTGACAATATTGTCTTTTTGTCTTACATTTCGTACCGCTCGTGCTCAGTTAAGCCGGATAACGTTCATGTTTCTCGTAAGCATAACCCGTGAGCGCCGGGGTTCCGGTAGCGCTCAACTCTTTTCATAAGGAGAACATTATGGACACAAATAATTTTGTATGCCGTTCTTGTGGGTCTCGTAAGTTTTTCAACGCCGGTACAGTACAAAGGCATTATCTTATTATAGACAAGGCAGACGAAGAGGCTGAAGGTTCCCCTTCAATGCAACATGAAATGGTGCATCTTTACGCTTGCGCTTCTTGTACGACCGCCTTCCTTCTGCCACCTGCATTTACAGTAGGCACGATATTAAAGGAAAGCGATGGGGAACTAGAAGATGAGGATGTTATCTCGTCTCACTTACACCCCAGCCAACTGGCCGAGGAAGATTAACTACTATCGTAGTCGGTCTGTAGAATTTTTTTATCTATGAAGTTGTGCGCCATGCCGAGTGCGTCATCCCTAGATAGCGAAGCATCTGTTATAGAGAGAAATCGTTTCGCTGAATCTATAACCATACAGCGCCAATTTCCCTTCTTGTCTTCCCAATCTTCAATAACATAACTCTTGTGTATATATGTGCTCATGCTCGTATCCATTTTTTGATGGTTGTGTATGGCAAAGATAACTTATCTGCTATCTCCTCTAGCGTTAAACCATCTACTAACGCCGCCCGTGCTTTCGATTTCGGTGATTTAGAACCGACGACAATCTCATCCCCATAATTATCCATGGCGAAGCCAATGTATTGAACCCATTGGTGGTTGTCAGTCCACTCACGAACCTTCTTGTATCTAAACTCCAACAACATCTTTATATGAAATCCCTCTGGCAACGAATCTTCCATTCGACGCCACACCGGAGTATCCAGATTCATATCCCACAAACCCGCATTCTGCTTGGCTGTTTCTTCGTGCTTGTATACCTGTGCTACTCGTACCTGGGTATCGAGAACAGTCAGTTGGTTGGTTGAACCAGCTTCTCGACCCAAGCCAGATTCGCCCGGTTTATTGGAATGGTGAGCGAAGATTACTGCCAAGCCTGCGTCTCTCAATCTTATCATTAAATGATTTACTCGTGACCACGCTTCGGCATTATTTTCATCTAAGCCAAGGAAAGCGGAGCGCACTGTATCGAGTATTACAATATCGGGATTTTCTGTTTTAATAATATCCTCTAGTATTGCAACTCCTTGTCGGGTTGTTAGGTTAATGTCCTTGTCATCTAGGAATGAGGCCCACACTTTGTACGCTTCCCCTGCGTCTCCGTGTATTGACGACAATGTTTTGAATCGTTTTCCAATTACGCCTCTGCCGTTCTCATAATCGAAATACAAAACATTCGCAGGGCCATTCAATTCAAAAGGCCCGAAGTCATTTTGTCCTGCCGCAATAGCGTATGTCAGGTGTTGAAGGAACATTGATTTCCCAGAACCCGAGTACCCATGTAATTGTGTAATAGACCCCTTCCACAAGAACGGATCAGCAAAATATGCTGTACTGTTTGCCGCCGATACGAGCGCATCTGCATCTTGAACAGTAAGTAGTTGTCTTTTGCGTTGTGGAAGTACCTTTCCGTAAGTGTAATTCCCATCTTGATCCCATCGTTCTGGATGGTTCTCCCTTTCCATACGCTCAACACTTGAAGCTGTTGCCTCAAATTCATAATCTGGCAAGTCGTCCTCAAAGAATCTCGCCATGAACGCCCTACCTTTTTTGCGTAATGCTTCTCCGAAGTATCCTTCCAATACCATGTCGGATAGATGACGCATCATCCGATCATTGCGCCCATTCCCCCCACCAGTGGGCAATTTCCCATTCGTAAAGTGTTGTTTTATATAGGCCTCTGTAGCATCCCACTCTGGTATACGCGTTCTTGTTTCAATACTAGACAGGTCAAGCGCATTAAAATCAACAAGATCGCCAGTACTAATATCGATAACATTGGGTTCCGCATAGGCAGGTGGCGTACCTGTCCAATCTTTCCATCTAGGGATATCGGTCTGAGAAAAGGGATACTCAATATCCCATTCGTAACTAGGACTCGGGGGTAGCAGGGCGTATGAACCGTCGCCTCTGAAATCAATCCCGTCAAACTTCGGCCAATCGGTTCCTCTGCTGTTGCCACCCACACGCGGGCCTCTTCGCTTACCATCACGGGGATGGTCGAAGTAATGATGAACTCCACGCTTTGTCTTCACCCGAACAGGTGAAGACAAACCTTCCTCAATGGCAAATTGATGCGCCTCTTCTGAGTCGCAGTCAACAATTACTATTCCTGAAAGTTCTCCCGTGACGACTGCAAGCCTTGCGTCTGGCCAATTACGAAACCATTGCTCAACCTCACCGTCAGTTGGACGCCTTTGTTGGTAGCGTTTCCATGGGATGTATGGTTTTTTCGAAGTAGGATTAATCGGAATGACTGACCAATCCTGTTCCAGATACCCAATAGCGGTTTCAAGGGTTGGGTTCTCCTCGTTTGTGTGCTCGATGCTCATTCATGTTCTCCATAGGGATTACGTACTTATCCATACGAACATGAGGGAATGCGCTCAACACTCTCTCAAGAGTTCGCAAGGTTACATTTCTTGTACGCCCCCATCGGTAAGGAGCAGTTCGAGGAACACCTATTGCCTCTGCCACTGCCCTTGCCCCACCTTGATCTTCAACTAGCCTTCGAATGTCGATGATCCGTTCCACATTGTACCTCCGTCATGTTAAAAAGGCGTACTCAACGGCTTGACAACCGTTTTGGACGGTGTATCATACCCGGTACTCGGCGGTCTGGCAAGGGGAGTGTAAATGATTGAAAGCAAGGCGTTTAAGTCGATTGAGTCGGATGAATGGGATACGTTCGAACGGATGCCCAACAGCAAAACCGACTCGACGACAGCGGAGAAACTCACTCAAATTGCAAAGTCTTGGCGTGATGCTATAGCGACAGCTAAAGTAGCTAATCGTCAATTGGAAGACTACGAGACAGGAATACGTAAGTTGTTTTGTGATGTACCTGTGGGGCGTACTGGTGTATTACAGCTAGGCGATTCTGTCTGCGCTGTATTAAAGACACACGAAAGATTTTCGTGGGATCACCGGCAATTGAAATCGCTTCTAGAAGATAATGAAGCAGAGATCAAAGCGCTAACAGGATCAGCGTGGAAGGCGGTGAAGGTATCGATTGATCGTAAGCAGTGGGATTTATTGCCCGAAAAGGTCAAGGACATACTGAAACCAGCGTTGAAGCCAATTCATTATGACAGGCTTACGTTTGCGGAAGTTTCTTCGGAAGAGGAAGCCAACAAGTTATTGGAGACGAGCAATGTTTAACACGAAAAAGACAAGTGATACGTCGTTTATCAAAGACAAGACCCTCGTTATGGGTCATCATGGATGGGGTAAGACCCATCAATGCAGGTACTATCAGAAAGAGTATGGTGCAGGCCTGATTTTATCTGGAGAAAGTGGGCTGAAAAGCCTTGAAGATACAGATATAGAATACGTAGATTTTTCATCTTGGGATGGAGAGCACGATCCCGAGAAGGGTATTTATTCATTTCGTGGAATTATACGAATGATGAATACACCCGACTTCAAGAAGTCCGGTTATCAATGGCTTGCAGTAGACAGCCTGACCGAACTTTCTGATCAACTCATGAATCATATCGATGAAGAGTTCAAAGATATGACAAATGGGTATGCGAAATGGGGGGAGTATTCCCGCCTTATGATTGGCGCGTTGAAATGGCTTCGTGATATTGATATGCACGTTTACATGACTTGTCTTGTTTCGGAAGAAACTGACGACAACGGTAACGTGAATTACTGGCCTTTAGTAAAAGGCAACAAGATCGCGAAACAAATTCCTGCGTTATTCGATCATGTGTTATGTGGTATTCGAGTAACTGATGGAGACAAGACAGCACCGTCAATCAAACGACTCGTTATTACTGAAGAAGTGCGTGGGTGGCATGGTAAAACCAGAGACCCAAGAGGGAGATTGAAGCCTGTTGAGCAGGTATCAAACGTAATTACTCTCTTGAAACTTATTCGTAGTGACGATGCGGCTTACGAGAAACATCGAAAAGCCAAATCAAGAACCAAGCCAACTGGAATCAAGGAGAAAGCGGCATGACTACATTTTCTGAATTAGACCTGAGTGGTATTGAAGAAGCGCGAGGCGTTTCGATTCTGCAACCCGGCACATACGATGTGCGTGTATTGACAGCAGAATGGCAAGAAATGAATAACGGTAATGGGCACCAAGTAATGGTGGAACTGGAAGACACCGCTGGCACTGGCACGATTAGACATTGGATAAACGTGCATCACAAAACCAGTAAGCAAGCACAAGAGATAGGCCAGCGCCAACTCAAGAGTTTGTTGCAGTTCGGGGGTCACCCCAATCCAGATAAGCCTGGGGATATCTCATCTTTACAAGGGCTAATCGTTGGCGCTGTTGTAGGTATGTCGAGAGAGCGCCGTAATCCAAACAACGGCAAGATTATGGAAGCGCGCCCTGAGGTAAAGGGTTACCGTATACCTAAAAACGATGCCGCAGATGTACCTGCGGGCAAAGAAGATTTTGATGATGCCCTGCCGGACTTCTGATCATGGCTAGCCAAGCGTTTGGATGGACAAAACAATGTCGTGAATGTAAGAGGCATAAACACACAAGTCAGTTTTATACCCAACGAACCAAGCCGGGTCAGAAACCTATCTGCCATGATTGTGAAAAGTTAGTCAGGCTGAAAAAGTGACTGAGTTGTTATCTCTAATCGAGTTCCTCCAAAATCTGGAGGAACTCGAAGAGGGGCTACGAGAAAAAACTCGCTCCTATATTGGTGCGTCCACCGTAGGTAATGAGTGTACGCAATACCTAAACCTATGCTTGCGTGGATTCCCTGAAGATAAACCATCGCCTAAACTGCAACGTATATTTAACGTAGGCCATGCGCTTGAAACCATTGTCATAGATGATTTAAGAAAAAGACAAAGCGCGAAAGTGCTGTCCACAGATGAACTCACTGGTGAACAGTATGAATATACCGCATTAGGCGGGCATCTGATTTGCCACCTAGACGGTATTATCTATTTCTCTGATGATGATCCTTACGTATTAGAGATAAAAACGATGAACAAATCCAAGTTCAACGCGTTCGTTAAGAAGGGCGTTAAGATTTCCCATCCGCAATATCTCGCTCAAGTCATGCTATCAATGCATCTGAGTAACATACCGCAAGGTCTTCTCCTAGCTATCTGTAAAGATGATTGTAGATACCATATAGAGTGCTTAGTGCATGATGATTTTGAGGTAGCTAACTTACGCCAAAGAATATCTAACGCTATATCTAGGCCAGAAAGGATTAGTCATAGCCCTGATGATTGGCGATGCAAGGGCTGTTTCAAAAGAACAGCGTGTTGGAATCCCGAAGAAATAACGCCAAAGCCACAATGCCGTCTATGCAAATACGCTCAGCCGGACTTGTATGGAGAGAACAAGCAATGGCACTGTGGAAAACATGATGCCCCTGCGAAAAAAGCGTGTGAAGACTACGAAATGCTAACGACCAGTAGACCCTCTGCCACCACCACGACCGGTAGATCGCCTGCTCCCGGTTTCTGAAACTGGGAGTGCCGCATCTACTAGAGTTTCTTTAAGCGCTCTAATCCCACCCAACACAGGCACACGTTGCGCCAATTCCCTAACGGCTTGGCGTTGTGTGCCTACTCCACCAGTTGCCTGTTCCTCTGATGTTGCGCCCAGTATGGTTTTATGTAATCCTTGAACGACGTTCCATGCCCCTATCGCTTGGCTAACCGCAGGCCCGCCTACAGTGCCAGCGGCTCTGGATAAGCCAAAGTATCCATTATCCGCCTGCTGTACTAGATCATGTAGAACTTCCAGATATAAGCCAAGCCCACCCATGTGCAGTAGTCCTTCGAAATACCACCCCACGAAATCATCTTTATCACCATGAATATCCGGGTCATACCCCACCATTTGCGTAAAAGCTTTTACGCTTTCAGCATTCCTAGTTCTGAGTAATCCCTCATCTTCTCCTGCCCTCATTTGGATGGTGTCTTTAGCCGCTAAAGCCATCGCGCCGCTAGCTGGGCCTGCCAGCATATACATCATCAATGGCTTGGAATGATGAATCGGATCACGATAAGCATCCATTAACACATCTTTGCCCATTCTCGACATCATCATCGGGAATGATTTAAGTTGCCACATCATCGCGCCTACTGGAGACTGCGCCCACAAGGGTATATCGTTTGTGTTAGGAGCGTAGATCGTATCATTGGCAAATTTTATTAAGGCTTCTTTCAAATCCTGACTACGGATAGCCATCTCGGGATCGATTGCCGCGTCATGATCTATGCCCATATGCTTACGGCTCACCATCAAGCTATCTAGGGATGGCCCATCTGGACGGGCGTAAGCTCCCAAGCCATACCGTTCCAGAACTTTTTTGGCTTTCCTGCCAGCATTGCTGTTTAAGCCATGTCGAGCTATGCGCCGTTGTTCAGTCTTGAACCACTCGTATCCTACAATACCTGCCATCTCACGCATACGATCCGTCCATGGCGTAAGTAGAGTGGCATTAAAGAAGCCGGTTGCTAGTTTAGATGCGTCTACACCGTACATACCTACAAGGCGATTGTGTACATAGTTCTCTATAGATAACCCAGTTTCCCGCATCATCTCTCTGTAATCTGGATCAGTAGCGAATCTAGCCATACCCTTAATGTATGAGGTCATCTCCCCTGATCGTATCAACGGTAGTGCTACGTCTGTTAGTGACGTTAGTGTTGTAAAGCCAAGATAGGTTAGGGCTGTGAAGTTACGCATGAACTTAGATAGCGAGCGCATCTTTGAATGGGTGTATGAGCCAGTTCCAAAAGGTTTGCGCTGAGAAGACATTATTAAGTCTTCCATCAGGTTGATCTCTGATGGTGGAAGCTTATTACCTCTAATCCCCATCTCTAATCCAGCAACCATAGACTCAGCACGGCGATCCCACTGGAATTTCTGTTTTGGTGGTAGGGGGTAGGTATGGGCGTTTTTCAGTATTTGCTCAGCTTCCACCACTCCGCCACGTTTGGGATTAGATAGTGCGTCCATAACATTGGACAGCATATTCTGTGCGCCGATTTCATTTTTCTCAAATGGAGATGGAATTTCTCGTTCCATCTTCATTTCCCTGACCTCACCTTCCATGGTAATGCCGCGTCTAGTGCGGCGTATTACGCGTGGAGTCATTAGCGATCTAAGGGCCGCTGATTTACCTTCTTCAAGAACCTTGAGGTAGGTCATAAGGCCATGATTGCCTGCGCCAAATTTCTTTGCGAACTCTATCTTCCTTGTTGAACCATCAAGATATTTAGCGAGCATTGCTCCGATGTCGTTTTCAAGAAACTCCTCCAACTGCATCAGGTGATACCTATTCTCTGGCAGGTGTAGTTTTATAAGTCTTGAGTAATCTACGTGATCGAGTCCAGGCTCATTCCTGACTGCGTATTCTGGCGGGAAATGAACACCGTCCTCGTCAATAATACGATGGATCATATTCCTTGCGATTTCACGCCCCCTTTCTTGTGTGATCGGGGATGCCCTACCAACGCTTTCGTGCATAAAGTATTCGGCCAATTTCTCTGTGGCACGATCCATATTCCTAGATAACGCAGAAGCTCTCCAGATTTGCGGGACATAGTTCTGTTCTATGCCTGAATCCATAATCCCGTATGTTTTCATGGCTTCTAGCTCACCAGAAAATACATCCCTAACTCTACGATATGCGACCATTTCCACACTATTAGCGAGTCCGGTTTCTTCTCCTGTTCGCAAAGCCCACAGCAGCCTCTTCTCAGAGTCTGTTGGCTTGGCAGAGAATCTCCCATGCTCTCTAAGGTCTATAGATTTCTTAAACCATCTGGAGATTGAGTTACCGCTACCCGGCATTGCGTTTAGAGCGCGAACAATAGGCATCAGTTTGCGTCCTATCTCAGAATTAATTGTTTCGAATATGCCTGTTCCTTCTTCTCTTTGTAGAAAATCAGACACGTACCTATCTCCAAGCATACGAAGCCTGCGTGATCCTTTCCTGAGATAGAACGTGGGGCCAGATTTGTATGCTTCGATCTGGTCTTCCGGTGATAAAGGCCTGCTATCACGAGTAGCGTTCAGTAATTTAGTGGTTGACGGCGATGAGGAACCCCTTTCAACCGTATGGGCTACACTCACATTCTTAACATTATCGCCATTGAGCATTGCTCTCATCAATGGGGATACTGCTGAATCTCCTGATTCATTTGCCGCAAACATTAACGCGTCATCCTGTTCAAATCTGGGATCATTGATAGCTCTAACACCGTCAGCGTCAAAGATAAGCATTTCCGTGTGGGCTTGCTTGCCGCCACCATGGTTGTTATGGCTTCCAGTGAACTTTATTCCGTCATATCCCATCTCTGTAAGGATAGAATTTACTTTGGCTTTCGCCGCAGACTCGTTAGCTGTGGCTCCATTGGCGAGAGTCTTCCACATAGCTGTGTATAGGGCGCGGCCACGATCAATTCCAGAATGGTTTATCGCGTCAAAAAGATTACCGCTTGCGGGTATTGAAATTCCATC